TTCAGTGGACTAGTTGTTCGTAGGGTCTTACAACTAAGAACTACCTTTGATAAAAACGGTAATAGGTATTATACCTTTAGACCTTGGATGGCTTTGCAAGAAGGCGGTGATATGTTTATCTCTTTAGATGGTAATCATCTTGTAGGAGAAGCCAATCCAGATCTTATAATGGTAAAAAATTATAAAGAAGCAATAGATAATAATGAACTATCAGAAGACGAACTAATAGAAAAAGTGGGTGAGTATGTTGAAAAACTAAAAGAGATACGTGATGGTCTGGAATTATATCACGATTCAGATAGTCCTAATGTGCTATCATTCCCAAACCCCAGAAACAAAATGCATTGAAGGAAATGACATGAGCATACAAAAACTAAATTTCAAAGAGAGATCTCTTCTATTCGCAAAGCTTGCAAGCATATCTTATAACAAGCCAAGCAAAGTTAAGACTGAAGCAAAGAAGTTAGGCTTTACAACTGTTGAGTTTTATGATAAAGAAGGCGCACAAGCATATAGGTTTGGCAATAAGACTGATCTAGTTGTTGCTTGTCGTGGTACACAACCTACAGAGTTCAATGATATCAGTGCTGATCTAAAAGCAATGCCAGTGATAGCAGAAACTCTTAGTAGAGTTCATAGAGGATTTAAAGCAGAAGTAGATATGCTGTGGCCTAGAGTTATGGCTGACATAATGGGCTTAAAGGGTAAAAGAGAACTTTGGTTCTGTGGTCATTCTTTAGGAGCGGCTATGGCTACTATTATGGCAAGTAGGTGTCATTTCAATGATAAGGTTCCTAACCCTCAAGAACTATACACATATGGATCTCCTCGTGTAGGTTGGAGAAGGTATGTTAAAAGTTTATCTGTAGTCCATCATAGGTGGAAGAATAATAATGATATCGTCACCACAGTTCCTCTACGTTTGATGGGATATGTTCACCATGGAACACAGCACTATATAAATGCATATGGTAAGTATATTAGTCTTACCAAGTGGCAAAGAGTTAAAGATAAGTTGAATGGTATGTGGATGGGTTTGAAAAAAGGTAAAGTTGATAACTTTAGTGATCATTCCATGACAGAATATATCAAACACATCAAAGCAATAGACTAGGGTATTCTCTACTCCTCAAAGCCTACTCTTTAATTATATACACCTTTTGGTGATTCGTCAAGTCTTTTTTTACACTTGACGCTAATAAAAATATATGCTATACTCTAATGAATTGAAGGATTTATAATGGCACGAACTAAGCGAAAAAGTATTCATTACGTGAACAACAAAGAGTTCTCTCAGGCTGTTGTAGTATATTGTACTGAACTAGCGGAAGCTAAAAAAACTGAGATTAAGTTGCCTATTGTACCTGATTACATCGCAACCTGTTTCCTAAAAATATGTGAAGGACTGTCTCATAAATCTAACTTCATTCGATATACCTATCGTGAAGAGATGGTTATGGATGCAGTAGAGAACTGTCTTAAAGCCATTGAAAATTATAACATTGAAGCGGCTACTCGCACAGGTAACCCTAATGCGTTTGCTTACTTCACACAGATCTCTTGGTATGCGTTTCTAAGGCGTATAGCCAAAGAAAAGAAACAGCAAGATGTTAAGTTAAAGTATATGGCATCTTCTGGTATAGAAGAATATATTATGAGCAATAACGAAACTGGAACTCATGTTGCGGCGGCGTTTGTAAATACGTTAAAAGGACGTATCGATAAAGTGAAAGAGAAAGATAATGAATTTAAGATATTTGCTAAAGAAGAAAAGAAGGCTACCAAGCGGCTCAAGAAAAACGTTTCTGTTGATTCCGACTTGAGTGGCTTTTTATGAAGATTGCGATATTAAATGATACTCACTGTGGCATACGTAATAGTAGCGATTTGTTTATTACCAATGCTGATAAATTCTATACTGATACCTTTTTTCCGTATCTTGTGGAAAACAACATTAGTCATATTGTTCACTTGGGCGATTATTACGATAATAGGAAATACATTAATTTTAGAGCACTTAACTGTAATAGAAAACATTTTCTCCAACCTCTCAGAGAACTTGGAATCACTATGGATATCATCAGGGGAAACCACGACACCTTCTACAAAAACACTGGAGAACTAAACTCTCTGAAGGAACTGCTTGGTCACTACATGAATGAGATCAATATTATCCATGAACCCACTGTGATGGAATACGATGGCTTTAGGTTAGGATTAGTTCCTTGGATTGATGATGAGAATGAAGAGACAACTTTAAAGTTTTTAGAGTCTGCAAAGTGTGATTGGCTTGCTGGTCACTTTGAGATCAATGGCTATGAAATGATGAAGGGCATAAAGTTTGATGGTGGTCTTGATCGTAAGGTCTTCCAGAGATTCGAACAAGTCCTATCAGGACATTTTCATACTAAGTCAGAGCAAGGTAATATCAAGTACCTTGGATCACAAATGGAGTTCTTCTGGAATGATGCTCACGATGATAAGTTCTTTCATGTCTTGGATACGGAGACACGTAATCTTGAGGCTATTCGAAATCCTCATACTATATTCCATCGTATTCGTTATGATGATAGTAAGCATGATTATCTTGACTATAATCTAGATCAGGTCGATAACAAGTTCGTAAAGATCGTTGTTATTAATAAGTCTGATCCATATGAGTTTGACAGGTTTGTCGATAAGGTTCAGTCTCGTAAGATCCTAGAACTAAAGATTGCTGAGAACTTTGACGAATTTATTGGAAAAAATGTTAAAGATGGTGAGATTTCGGTTGAAGATACTTCAGAATTGTTGTATACTTATGTAGACGCAGTAGACACTGATTTGGATAAAGACCGAATCAAAAAAGAAATGTCTTCGCTCATGATAGAGGCACAGTCTTTAGAGATAGCATAAATGATTATATTTAAAACTTTGGCATGGAAGAACTTCCTTAGTACTGGTAATAACTTTACTAAGGTTGATTTTACAGCCCACAAATCTACATTAGTGATAGGCCATAATGGGGCTGGTAAATCTACAATGCTTGATGCGTTGTCGTTTGCCCTATTCGGCAAGGCTCATCGTAACATATCTAAACCTCAACTAGTCAATTCTATAAACAATAAGGATAGTATGGTTGAAGTAGAGTTTACTGTGCATGGTTCTGATTACCTTATTCGTAGGGGAATAAAACCAAACATATTTGAGATAATGCATAACGGAAAACTTATAGATCAGTCTTCTCATGCAAAAGAGTACCAGAAGATCCTTGAGCAAAACATCTTGAAGCTTAATCATAAAAGCTTTCACCAGATTGTAGTGTTGGGATCGTCTTCATTCATTCCTTTTATGCAACTCTCATCGCCTAATCGTAGAGATGTTATTGAGGATCTTCTGGACATTAATGTATTCTCAAAGATGAATGGTTTACTGAAAACAAAACATAGCACACTAAAGGATCAGATAAAAGATGTTGCCCATCAAAGCACTGTTAATCAGACGCAACTTGAGGCGCAGAAAAAGTATATCAAAGATATCAAATCAATCAACAAAGAACAGAAAGAAGCGAAACTAGAACTCATTGCAGATTGCCAGAATGAGATCAAAACTCTTAACGGAAAGAATACTGAACTAAGCGATAGCATTCAACAGTATCTTCCTTTTGCTGATGAAGAGAAAGCAAAACGTGAAGGTGAAATAAAATCTCTTGAGAAGTATAAGACTAAGTTTGGTACAGAAATAAAGAAGCTTGTGAAAGAAGTACAGTTCTTTGAGACTAATGATATATGTCCTACTTGCACTCAACCTATCACAGAAGATACTAAAAAAGATCATGTGTTTAAAGGTAAGGAAAGAGCCAAAGAACTTCAGACTGCATCTAGTAAGGCTGATGAAGAACTATTATCAGCCCAATCAGCATTAGTATCTGCCGCTCAAATAATAGAAACTTGTAGACAGAAACAGAATGAACTAGCAGTAAACAACCAATCCATATCACAGTTTCAATCTTCTATTGATCGCACTCAAAAAGAGATTGGTAAACTTGATCGCAACATAGATATGGATGAAGCAAACAATGAACTCACCACCCTTTCAGACAATAGGGATTCTTTGGTGGAAGAGAAACTAATATTAAATGAGCAATCCAATTATAATATTGTTATAGGTGAAATGCTTAAAGACACTGGTATCAAGACTAAGATTGTGAAAGAGTACTTACCAGTTATTAATATGCTTGTCAACAGGTATTTACAGACACTAGACTTCTTCGTGTCCTTTAACCTAGACGAATCATTTCAAGAAACTATTAGATCTAGACACAGAGATAACTTCTCATATCAATCATTCTCAGAAGGTGAGAAGTCACGTATAGATCTATCATTACTATTTACATGGCGGCACATAGCCAAGATGAAGAATAGTGTTGCGACTAATCTACTTATACTTGATGAGACATTTGATTCTTCTTTAGATCATGAAGGGGTTGACAATCTCATGAAAATCATATATAGTTTAGACAACGATACCAATGTATTTGTTATATCACATAAAGGTGAGATGATGGAGAATAGGTTCGAGAATAAAATAGAAATATACAAAGACAAAAACTTTAGTAAAATTAAGGAAACTTTATAATGGAAATCAGTGCAGAAACAGTAAATGTGCTAAAGAACTTCTCAGGTATAAATGCTAATATAGTTATTAGGCCGGGGAATAAGATAATGACTATATCTGAAGCTAAGAACATCTTAGCGGAAGCACAAGTAAAAGAAACCTTTGATGATGTTGTAGGCATTTACGATCTATCTGAGTTTCTAAATATGCTAGGACTAGTTGATACTCCTAGCGTTAGGTTTGAAGATAACTTTATGAATATCAATGGTCAGTCTGGTAGAGAACTTATTAAGTATTACTATGCTGATACAGAGATGTTGACAAGTCCTACTAAACCAATCGAAATGCCAGAGGCAGATGTTTGGTTTGACTTGGATATGAATACACTCAATGGTATAAAACGTGCGGCAAGTATCTTTGGGCATGGACAAATGGTCATTGAAGCAGACGATGGTGCTATCAAGTTATCAGTGAATGATCCTGAGAATAGCACTGCTAACACTTATGCAGTAGTAGTAGATGGGGGATATAACAAAGACGTATTTAAATTCGTTATAAATATTAACAATCTTAAGATGGTCTCTGACGATTACAAGGTTAAAATATCATCAAAACTTATTTCTGAGTTTAGTAACTCAGACGCAACCATAAAGTATTGGGTTGCATTAGAAAAGTCATCAACTTACGGAGAATAAAAAATGGCTAAAAATGAAGACGAAGTGAAGTTGGCGCATGAATCTCATGCTCCAGTATACGATATGGCAAGTCGAGTATGCCGTTCAACTGTAGCAGTGATTGATACTATGGTCCAACGTGGTGCCGTTAAGGGTGAAGAGTTGTCCACATTAGGTCAACTACGTGATCAGTCAGTGCAACTTATTCAGATGGCTGAGACGTATCAGCAAGATGCGGCGGCAGACTCAGAGTAATGAACAAAGAACTTCTTGCCTTTGATTTAAATTTTGCCCGTGATAAACTTTTAAGATTATGGTATAAAAAATACGAATCAAAGGCAAAAAGTTGGGGTTTTGATGGGGTAGTAATATGAATGAATTTTTATGGGTAGAAAAGTATCGCCCACAGACTATAGATGACTGTATACTACCAAAGGAATTAAAAGATACTTTTAAGGCTGTGGTATCTACCAAAGAACTTCCCAATATGCTTTTCACTGGAACGGCTGGACTTGGTAAGACCACTGTAGCCAAAGCCTTATGTAAAGAACTTGGCCTTGACTACATTCTAATCAACGGATCTGAAGAAGGCAACATTGATACCTTACGTGGTAAGATCAAGCAGTTCGCATCTTCTATATCATTACAAGGCGGCTACAAGGTTGTCATTCTAGATGAGGCTGACTATCTCAACCCACAATCAACTCAACCAGCCTTACGTGCTTTTATCGAAGAGTTCAGTAATAACTGTAGGTTTATACTTACTTGTAACTTTAAGAACCGTATCATAGAACCACTCCACTCACGCTGTGGTGTGTATGAGTTCAATACAACCAAGAAAGGTCTTGCTCAACTTGCGGCACAGTTTCACAAGAGGTTCTTAAACATACTATCAGAAGAAGGTGTGAAGGTAGATCAGAAGGCTTCTATAGATTTAGTTATGAAACACGCTCCTGATTGGCGTAGAGTTCTCAACGAAGCACAGAGATTATCCATAGGCGGTAGCGGTAACATTAATGCTGTATCAAGTACTAGCGGAAATGATATATCAGGTCTAGTCTCTTCACTTAAAGATAAAAACTTTAAGGCTATGCGGCGTTGGGTTGTAGACAACATGGACATGGATACCATAGCAATCTTTAGGGCATTGTATGACAACGTTAGTGAATATGTCGAGCCTCAAAGCATCCCACAACTTATTCTTATTCTCGCAGACTACCAATATAAGGACGCATTCGTTGCTGATCACGAGCTAAATATAGTTGCATCGATGACAGAGATAATGTCTCAAGTGAGGTTTAAGTGAAAAAACCAATTAATAGTATTATAGTTTTAGGTGGTGGTGTGGCTGGTTGGTTTACTGCCGCATACTTAAAAAAATTTAATAAACATTTAGATATAACTTTAATCGAATCTCCTAATGTTCCTATTTTAGGTGTAGGAGAAAGTATGGTCCCACAACTAGGGGATATGCTTAAGTGGTTAGATATAGATGAAAATAAATGGTTAGCGGGAGTACATGGTATTCACAAGATGGGAAATCATTTTGTAGGATGGAACACAGAAACCCCCATGGAAACCGTTCACGATCATTGGAATGCTAAAAAAGAACATCAGCACTATTATACTTTTAGTTTTACGAATAAAACTGATACTTTTAGAAACACTTTATATCATAATAGAAATAAAAAAGATTACTTTTATGATAATAATGGTAAGTTTGGTATTGATAATAAAAGCAGAGACTACTGGTATCATTTAGTTAATACTGGCAAGTATGATTGGCATCAACAGGGTGAGTATACGATGGCTCAATACTATCCTTCAATGAATAATAGGGCGGCCCGTTATGATGATGGATATCCTGTGGTAGGAGATTATGGAGCTTATACGTGGCACACTGATGCCAACCGATTCCCTAAAATGATAAGAGAACTATCTGCTTTACCATTAGGAGTAATATGGAAACAAGATCATGTTAAAGGGATAAATAAAGACGATGATGGTTATATAACAGAACTAAGTTTAGAATCGGGGGAAAAAGTATCCGCTGATTTATACTTGGATGCTACTGGTTTTAGTAAAGTTTTAATGAAAACCATGGGTGTTAAATGGAAAAGTATTAAACAACAGCCCACTCAGAGTGCTTGGGTTGCTCCTGTTAAGTATAAAGATCCTTATAAAGAAATGAGACCATACACTCAAAGCTATGCCCGTAAAGCTGGTTGGCAATTTATTATAACATTGTTCAGTAGAATGGGAACAGGTTATATATTTGACGCTAATAGTTATGATAAAGATCAAGCCAGAGAAGATTTTATAAAGTATTGGGATGGGTATGAGTTCATGGCTGAACCCAGATTCTTATCTTGGGACCAAGGCTACTATGAGAAGTCATGGGAAAAGAATGTAATGGCTATAGGAATGTCTGGTGGATTTGTAGATCCAATGGAAGCCAATGTTATATACGTTGCTCAAGCTGGTATGCAAATGCTCAATCAAGTGCTAAACAAATATAAAGGTAAAGTAGTAAAAGAAAATACTAAGAAAGCTGTATCAAGAGAACTTCATAAACTTCAAAATCAAATAGACGATTTTATATGCTATCATTACACATTAAGTAAAAGAAGAGATACTGACTTCTGGCGTAAGTGGGGCCAGTATGGTATTGACAATAATCATAGAGAGAAGAACTGGAAAGAGTATAGAAGTGCAAGAGGCTATCTAGGATCTAATTTCTTTTTAGATTATCACTGGGCTGATCAACAGATGTATATGGATCAATGGGATACGGACTTGTGTAAATTAAACATTGATCCCACTCTCGTACCTTTGGCTGAAATGGATTATAACTATATAAAGGATAAGGGGTTATATACATCCAAAATAGCACCTCATGTGTATGATTGGAGTAGTAAACATCTGTATGGTGGTAGAACTCATAATGAAGTATTAGAAGAGGCGATAGCAGAAAAATGATTCATATTGATGGCGTAGAATATCTTAAAAGCGATAATGATCATGTTAGATCTTCAGTCATAGATTATTTAGAAAATTGGAATATAACTGTAAGCACTAGTGGAACAACTGGTAAGCCTAAGACTTTTAAGCATGATAGTAAACTTATGCATAAGATTGCAGAGTACAATGCTGAAGCATTTGGTTTAAGTTCAAATAGCACTATGATGGCTCTGTATAATCCAAGAGGTATTGGCTTCTCCTCTATGAGTTTATATCCTTGTGCGGTAGCAAACTGTGATGTTTTTATAGAGACTACAGTATCAGATTATCCTAATAGAATACGAGAAATAAATCCAACTCACTCTCTTATGTTACCTAATGTGTGGAAGACTTGGCACAGACATAAGGCGTGGAAGAGTTTAGACTTAAGTGGGGTGCAACAACTTCAAGTAGGAAGTGATGTTACTCCCAATGGTATGATGGAAGATCTAAGGTCTAAAGGAGCGCAACAAGTTAACACGGCTTATGGAAGCACAGAGGTTCCACCTTTAATCATGTCCACTGAACAGCAAGACATTTATCACTTCAATGATATAAATCCTATGATAGACTATAAGAATATTAATCATGAAGATGGTTCTATAGAGTTTGCTTGTAAGTATAAAGATCAAGATGAATGGTGGAATAGTGGAGACCTCATAGAATATAATAGTAAAGGCGAGTTCTTCTTTGCAGGGCGGCAACACAACGCATTTAAGATGGAGAACTGTGGTGATAGAGTATATCCAGAACAGATAGAAAAGGTTGCTATAGAAAATGGTGCGAGTTTAGCACTGTGTAGAAAAGTGAGTAAGCAATGTATAGTTTATTTCACAGGTGATATGAATATTAAAAACTTTATCAAAGATCACGTTTGTGGTTACGAGGTTGTTCCAAAGAAAGTTGATAGCATTGCTATTGATGATAATCTACGTAAGGTAAAAAGGAATCAAATCATTGCTACGTGAAAAAAGTAGGAGTGGATATGAGCTATACATTACAGACAATCCCAGAGATGATTACCTTGACGAGTTTATGTGGAGTATTGAAACTGACTATAGAAATACGAATAGTCTAGTAGACGATCCGTTTACTTATTCCAGACTTTCGGCATTAAAATTTAAATACGTTATACTGTGGTTAAAAGATGATGTACCGTTCATGGGATGGTTTTTAACTCAGTATAAAAATCTGCCTTCAAATGTAGTTAGATGTTTTTGTAGGTGGTATAAGTTAAGTACGTCTAAAGATATAACTATGAGATTTTTGCAAGAAGAGCATCAAATGTATGCTAAACATCTTCAACCTCTTTTAGATGCTGATAACATTGATACAGTGTTTTTTACTAGGCATCTATTTCCGACTACCAAAAAAGATATGGGGAAGTGGAAAAATAAAAAACGTGTTAAGATTGTCATGGGCGAAAGAGCCGATATTAAATGGACTGAAAGTAAATTTAGAAATATTGAACAAACTATATACTACTTTAGCACATGGAAGTTTTATGATAAAATGGATGAAAGTTTTTTATCAAAGTTAGATAAGGCATGAACTATGGCACCAAATTAAGATTGCTGTGGATCAGTAGTCATTTAACTGTCTTGTATAGTTTTTTAAGCGTATCCTCTTATGCTATCATAGCATCTTTAATATGGTCTGTTGTTGTTGTGGTGGTAGGCGGTTATGCTGGATGGCATAGACACTTTATCCATAGAAGTTATGAGACAGGTAGGATTAGAAAGTTTATTCTATTATGGTTGGGGGCTATTCAAGGGATTGGAAAGCTTCTTACTATTTGTGCTATTCATAGATGGCATCATGCACATAGTGATACTGAAGAAGATGTACACTCACCAACAACATTGAAGTGGTGGCAAATATTACTAGGGTTTTATAAAGAACCAAAATTACACAGAAGACTGATTAGTGATCTCATACAAGATAAAAATATAAAGTTTTGTCAGAGGCATTACTTCAAAGTTATAGTAACACTAAATGTAATATTGTTTATTATTGATCCAGTGTTGCCCGGACTTATTATGGGTATTGTAAACTTACACGCTTTTTACTCAACAGGTATTATTATAAACTGGTTGAATCATTTGGGTGGTAAACCTAATAATAATATTTTATGTGCCATACTTACCTTGGGAGAAGGTTGGCATAAAAATCATCATGAAGATGGCACTAGGTATTCTAATCAGGTTAAATGGTATCATCTAGACCCTACTGGTTGGACGATAAAATATTTTTTAAAACTAGGAGATTAGATGGAACATGAAATAAGACTTTATACACAACCTCTATGTGGCTATTGTGATATTATAAAAGAAATGCTGGACAAAGCTGGGTATGTGTATTATACTATAGACATAACTAAAGTAGATGGATCTAAACGTTTTCTGAAAGAGCGTAACCATAAGACTGTACCTCAGTTGTATGTCGGTGATACTCATGTTAACAAAAAGGATACTCTTGAGTATAGTATAGAAGAACTATCTAATATTATAAATCAAGCAAGACTTGATGTATCATCTACTGATTGGCCTGAGGGTAATGGAGAACAAGAATTTTAATGCCAAAACTTTTTGATTATGTTACAAGCATAAATACTTCTAAGGTAGATCTTATGAAGGACGATAGAGATGCAAATGTCTATAACGCTTTCTATATTAATCGTTCTCTTAGTTATTTTGCTGATACTGTCGGTCTTGCAAATGTGGTGAATCAATATCACCACCTCGACAAAAAACTACAATATCATTTTCTTATAAATATCATCAGGAAGCGGAAACGTTTTTCTAAATGGATGAAAGCCGAAAGTGAAAGTGATATTGATGCGGTTCAAGAATACTATGGTTATAGCAAAGAAAAAGCCAAACAAGTTCTCCCCCTATTATCACCTGATCAAATAATAATAATAATAAAGAAGGTGAGCAAAGGTGGAAGAAAATAACATTGTAAAATGGGTGCCAAGTGATATGCTTGAAGTCACTCTGAATGAGCCAGATGATTTTTTAAAAATAAGAGAAACGCTTACACGTATTGGTGTGGCTTCCCGCAAAGATAAAAAACTATTTCAATCATGTCATATATTACACAAGCAAGGTAGATACTTTATAGTTCACTTCAAAGAACTATTCATGCTTGATGGTAAGAAAGCTAATCTAGAACAGAGCGACTTAGAGCGCAGAAACACAATCGCTACATTGTTAAGTGATTGGGGGTTACTTGATTGGGCAGTAAAGGATGCTGAACATCCTTGTGCTCCTCTACGTCTGATTAAGATTATTCCTTTTAAAGAGAAGAGTGAATGGGAGCTTTGTCCTAAGTATAATATTGGAAACAAGCAGTAATGATTCCTGAGGAACTAAGAGAAGCCATAACCAACAGGAAAGCTCTTTACAGTAAATCTAATATACCAGAGAGTGCTTTTCCTGATTGGAATGATTTAGTACCATACTTCGACAGTTCGTTTCTTAATGGTAACAAAAGAGCAAGAGATCCGCACAAAATATTTTGCAATGTTTTATCTGAAGATTTTCCTATAGTCCGACAGATAAAAGTGTTGCTTGGAACGCTGATCAATAGTGTCGATATATCTTGTCATTGTTATGCTGGCTTTAGTCCTAATGCAGTAGCATCTCCACCTCACTGTGATCCAATGCACGTATTGTTTTTTATGATACAAGGATCTATGCCTTGGAAGATATTTGAGGATGGGTGCGACTATAATGATAAGACACAGACTATGACAAGTAAATCTACATTCTCCAGAAGATTAGTTCAAGGCGATTTTGTATATGTGCCTAAGGGAGTTTATCATTGTGCAATACCTGATAGTTCGAGAGTAGGTTTTTCTTTTGGTTGGGTGTAAGTTTTTAGTTTTACTTGTATAAATAACCTCAATGTGAGTCAGGCAATGAAGGAAAAATAATGACGCAACTAATAGACCCCCAAAAATTTACAGACACAGTTGGCCTTTTAAGGTCATTTTTTTTGTCTAAAGGATTTTTAGAAGTACACACGCAGAATAGATTGAGTATCCTAGCCGCTTGTGAAGACCCATTTAATGTGGCAACGTATAATTATGCAGGGGAAACGTGGCCCCTTCCCCAAACAGGCCAGATGTGGCTAGAACATGAGTTACTCACCAAGCCCTCTTCGCAGGGCTTTTTTTGTGTCTCCACGTCATATAGACAAGAGCCAAACGCAATCCCCGGACGCCATGACATAATCTTCCCAATGTTTGAGTTTGAAATGCCCGGTGACATAAATGATCTTAAGGCAATGGAATATGAGTTATGTGAATACTTAGGTTTCAAAGAGCCTACAGAAAAAACATACAGAGAATGGCAACAGCATTATGGTGTTCATATCAATTCAGAACTTACAGCACAACATGAACTAGCAATGCAAAATTTCTTTGGACCCACACTAATCACAGACTTCCCAGAGATGACTAGCCCATTCTGGAATATGAGTAGGAATGAAGGTGGAGAGACCAGTAAGAAGATTGATGTTATCTTGGGTGGCATGGAAACAATCGGTAGTGCTGAACGTAGTTGTGACGTAGATATGATGCGAGATACATTCTACAGCATAACCGAAGGTGCGTACTCAAAGTTGTTGTTCGAACTATTTGGTAAAGAGAGAGTAGAGGCAGAACTAGAAGAGTTCTTTAAGTTTGACTTCTTTCCTAGAGTTGGTGGCGGTATCGGTATTACTAGAATGATACCAGCACTTCAAGCTATCGAAACAATATAGTAATAATCTGGGGTGGTGAAACTGGTAAACACGCACGACTGTTTATCGTGTGGCGAAAGCTTTGAAGGTTCGACTCCTTCCCCCAGAGCCAAGTTTTTTTCATAAGGGGTATTGACAAATAGCATAACTAGTGTTATATTATGTATTATAAATAATAGCATGATATTACTAATACCTATTTTAGGTCTATTAATAATATTATAGTATTAGTAGTGCAGATAATCTGGCTACAATATAATCTTGCTTGATCAAAAAGGAGATACAAATGACAGGCTTACATCAACTATTCCCACGTTCATCTTTTGTTGGATTTGACCATCTGTTTAGTGAACTAGAATTTACTGCTAAACACGCCCAAGACCACTACCCACCACATAACGTTATAAAGCATGGAGATGATCAATACCTCATCGAACTTGCTGTGGCTGGGTTTACACAAGATGAGATATCTGTAGAAGTTAAAGATAGAACTTTAACAATCACAGGGGAACACGTCTCTAAAGGTAGAGAATTTATCCATCGTGGCATTTCAACAAAGAAATTTAAACGAACCTTTAGGCTGTCCGAACACGTAAAAGTAAATGGAGCAGATATTCAAGATGGTATTCTGGCAATAGACTTGCAGTATATTATCCCAGAAGAAATGCGTCCTCGTAAAATCAATATTGGTCAAACGAGGAAACAACATGACACAATTAATACTAGTACAAGCCAACTACTTACTGAGTCCGATAAGTGACTTAATACAAACGATACTAAGATTCTTCTCTAAACTTAGAGCCATTGCAGAAACTAAATCAGCAATACGAGAGACTGAAAGAGAACTTAGGAAACTATCTGATTATGAACTAGCCGACATAGGATTAAGCAGAGGTGATATTTACTACACAGCTAGAAGCAAACCCGTTATTACAGATTGTAAAGAAAACGTCAATCTTAAAGGATGGGTCTAATGACAGTTTTAGTAGACAACTATATATTCTCGCCCTTGTCGGGTTTGTGGTCTTCATTAGAACGATGGTTTCTGATGGGGGGTTACAAAAGAGCGGCAGTGGAACTCGCAAGGCAGGGGTATCATACTCAAGCCAAGAGATGTATGTTAGAGCTTAAAAAACTATAAGAACAATAGGGGGCAAGGGTGTTGACATTTTTGCCCCTTTAGTATACAATATAAGTTAAGTGAGAGAGTAAGAGTATATGATATTAACTGATGGCACAACTTCCCTAGACTATTTTGAAACATTTCCTACGGATATTAAGTCTGTGGGATTATCTCTCTCTGGGGGGGCTGATTCTGCATTAGCATTTTATTGCTTATTAAAAACTTTATCTGACCGAAATCAAGATACTCTAGTATATACAATGCATGGATATGATACATACAGAACAGTAGCTAGAAGTTATGAAGCGGCTGATGCTGTATACGAATATATAGTATCTCTTTTTAATATAGAGGTTCCACCTCTGCATACTTTTGCATTTTATAAAAACAAACCCGTAGGAAAATATGAGTGGTTTTTCCCCAACTACATATATTTAAAGAACAAATACAACATAGAAGATATGCTGGATGCGATGACATTAGGTATGCCTGATAGAAAACGCCCAAATTGGAATGAAGATAAATATGACCTTACAAATGAAGAAGTCATTGCAATGTCCAAAGAATATCCTTTAAGGTTTCCTTTTGCTACTGTTGATAAGAAATTTATAGCTCACCAATATAAGACACTAGGATTAAGTGATCTATCCGCTTTAACATCTAGTTGTACTGGTGATCAAAAACTGCCATGCAAAAAATGCTGGTGGTGCGAAGAGCGTTACTGGGCTTTTAAAAGTTACGATGGTTATAAAATTCGTAGTTGACTTTCTTGATAGAATAGGTTACAATATAAGCTAAGTGTAAGTTTGGAGGATATATGAACTTTTATACTAGCGTGAATCGATACGGCAATTCCATCTTGTATCGTGGCGTAAATAACTATGGAAAACGAATAGAAGCCAAGTACAAGTTTGAGCCAAAACTCTACCTTCCTTCTAATAAGATAACAGCAAAGCACAAGTCTATAGACGGTGCTCAGTTAGAAGAGATAAAGTTTTCTTCTATGTCTGAAACAAAAGACTTCCTAAAAAGATATAAAGATGTTGATAACCTAGATGTGTATGGTAATCAGAACTTCATACATCAGTTTATCGCTAACAAGTTCCCCACAGAAATAAAGTTTGATAGTAGCAAAGTCGATGTATGTTACATTGATATTGAGGTTGCATCTGATGAAGGCTTCCCGTTTCCTGAGGATGCCGCTCACCCTGTTATCTCTATCGCTCTCAAGTCTAGTCTTAGTAATGTATATCATGTTTGGGGTTTAGATGAGTATGATGTTGAGAAGGTTTACAGTGATAAACTTATTGTGCAGTATCGACATTGTAAGAGTGAGGTAGAACTACTTGCCAAGTTTGTGGAGTGGTGGGGCAAAAACTGTCCTGATGTAATCACAGGTTGGAACGTGCGACTATTCGACATTCCCTATCTTGTCAATCGTATCAGACGTATTGGATCTGAGGAAGCAGTCAAGCGACTATCTCCATGGGGGCTAGTGTCTCAACGTGAACTTCATATCAAAGGTAAACGTATGGATGCCTATGAGATCACTGGTGTTCAGCAACTTGATTACTATGATCTGTTTCAGAAGTTTGGCTATTCGTATGGAGCACAGGAGTCCTACAAGCTAGACCATATTGCTTACGTGGTTCTTGGGGAACGTAAACTGTCTATCGAAGAACATGGTAACTTGTACACTCTGTACAAAGAAGATCATCAGAAGTTCATTGACTATAACATTCGAGACGTAGAACTTATTGAGCGACTAGAAGAGAAGATGGGTCTGATTACCCTTGCTATAACTATGGCATATAGGGGTGGCGTGAACTATGCGGATACCTTTGGCACTACAGCCATATGGGATTCAATCATCTATCGGGAACTGAATGCTACTGGCACTATTGTTCCACCCAACAAACATAAGATGAAATCACCTTACCCCGGCGGGTATGTCAAAGAACCTATGGTTGGCTCTCATGATTGGGTAGTATCTTTCGACTTGAACAGTCTGTATCCTAATCTCATTGTCCAATACAATATGTCACCAGAGACAATACTTCCTAACAAATCTTTTCCTCATGGGGTAGACTACTATCTTAACAAGTCTTGCGACACAGAGGGCGTCTCCGTAGCCGCAAACGGCTCTGCATTCACAAAAGAGTTCCAAGGTATTGTTCCAAAGATTATTGAGAACTATTATTCTGAGCGTAGTGTTATTAAGAAGTCCATGCTTATTGCTCAACAGGCATATGAGAAGACGAAGACTATTGAGCTTGAGCGTGAGATCAACCAACTAGAGAATAGGCAGATGGCTATTAAGATCTTGCTCAACTCTCTCTATGGTGCGCTGGGCAATCAATACTTTAGATACTTTGATATGCGTGTGGCAGAGGGTATTACTTTATCAGGGCAACTATCAATTCGTTGGGCAGAGATTGCCATGAACAAAGAGATGAATAAGTTGCTGGGAACTGTAGACAAAGACTATGTTATCGCTATTGATACTGACTCATTGTACGTCAACTTTTCTCCACTTGTTTCCAAGTTAAACCCAAAAGATCCTGTCAAGACACTTAGCAAGATATGTGAAGACCACTTCGAAAAGGTATTAGAGAAGTCTTACTCTGCACTGTTTGACAAAATGAATGCCTTCAAACCTCGTATGGTTATGGGTCGTGAGGTGATTGCTGATCGTGGTATATGGGTAGCCAAGAAACGATACATCCTAAACGTGCATAACAACGAAGGTGTTCAATACGCAGAACCCAAACTCAAGATGATGGGCATTGAGGCTATCAAGTCTTCGACACCTGAGGTTGTTCGTAATAAGTTCAAAGAGATCTTTCGTGTGATCATAGAAGGAACCGAACTTGATGTTCAGAAGTTCATAAGGGATTTCAGAACAGAGTTTAAGTCTTTACCACCAGAGTCTGTAGCATTTCCTAGAGGTGTGAGCGACATTGGTAAGTGGGAGTCTAAACAAGATATATACTTAAAAGGAACACCAATACACGTGCGTGGGTCTTTACTATACAACAAAGCTATCAAAGACAACTCACTTGAACGCAAGTACGAAACTATCAAGAACGGTGAGAAGATTAAGTTTATCTACTTACGCAAGCCAAACCCTATCAAGGAAAACATAATATCGTTTCCAGCGGTTTTACCTACAGAAATGCACTTGCATAAGTATGTAGATTATGATATAATGTTTGGGAAGACATTCATTGAACCCCTTAAGTTTATACTTGACGCTATAGGGTGGAATGTAGAACCAAGAGCAACGCTAGAAGACTTCTTTGGATGATGTATTCAGTAACTATATTTGAGAGTCAATATGATAATCAGACTCATCGTACATTAGATTTCGATGAGTGGGATAAGTTTGAGAAGTTTCTATATAAATTATCAGAAAGACCTCTGGAAGGAAAGAAAAATGCTGAACTTATTTCACCCGCTATATATCAGGATGGCACAACTAGATCCAATAAAAATGTATTGCGGTGGGCAAGTTGGTGTGCTGTTGACGTTGATGATCACACATTTGAGGGGGATCTAAAAGATGAACTTATTAGGCTTTATGGTGACTACTATTTTGTTTGCTATTCTACTGCAAGCAGTAAGCATGGTTTACCAAAGTTTAGGTTATGCTTCCCAACTAGAACGCCTATCGAAAAAGAGTCTATCAAACATTTCTGGTTTGCACTCAACTCCGAACTCAATTCGATTGGAGATAAACAGACTAAAGACTTATCTAGAATGTATTATGTCCCTGCTACGTACAATGGTGCTTTCAACTTTATTTTTACTAATACTGGCGGTAGCCACATAAATCCTACGGAGCTAATGTCCAAGTGGGAGTATAGCGAAAAGAAAGATAGCAAGAACTTCATGGATCGTCTACCTGAGGAATGGCAGAGACAGATCCTAGACTATCGTAAAGATAAAATGACTAACACTGACATTGTTTGGTCAGGGTATGATGATTGTCCATTCGTTAACAAGAGACTTGTAAAAGACTTTAAGAACATTGCCCATATTGACAATAGCGGTAGATATGCTATGATCTATAAGATAATGGTATCGATAGCAAGCAACGCTGTTGGTAAACAGTATGCTATTACTGCCAATGAAATCGAAACATTATGTAGGCAGTTAGATTCTGAAACTGGTAATCGATATGAGAGTCGGCCTCTTCATGTAGAGGCTAACAACGCTTTAGAGTATGCATATAAGAATGGAGTTATATCATGAGCACTTTACTTGAGTTCTTGGACTCAGACAATGATAAGGTAGGAAACTTTCCAGAAAAGGAATGGGTCAATATGCCTGAGTTCGTATCTGAAAAGGTAGAGCCATATGCGAAGGTCATTGTTCGTTTTGATAATGAACAGGACTTGAAAGAGTTTTCTGAAATGATTGGTCAGAAGGTTAATGTTAAAACAAAAAGTATCTGGCACCCACAACTAGATCGTGGTAAGAACGGTGGCTTACGTTGGGTAGAAAATGACAAGTCTTAACATACTTAAACAACTTAGCAATACCGCTGAGAGTGATGAGTGTTATACCCCGTCTGATCAGGTCCAGCCTTTGTTGGAATACTTGGACAAGGATAAGACTTACTACGAAGCAACCAGTGGAAAGAGTTCTAATATACTTGACGGTTTCAACAAATACGGTTATAATATAGTTGGATCAGATGAGAAAGACTTCTTTGATTGTAAGGTGAATGATGTGTACGATGGCATCATAACAAATCCACCATACAGTTTGAAAGACAAGTTCATCAAACATTGCTATGATCTAGGTAAGCCATTCGCATTGTTCTTACCTGTTGCGTCATTCCAAGGTAAAAGACGTGGACAAATGTTTATAGACCATGGTATGTCTGCACTGGTTTATAATAATCGTGTGGACTTTACTGGTGGTGGTTCTCCTATGTTTGGTAACGCTTGGTTTATACATGGGTTCCTACCACCGAATACAATCTATTGGGTAAATAATCCGAAATGAAAAATAAGTATCCAGTATATGTGGTCTCAAAGAATCGTTGGGATCAATGTAAGACCGCTGAACTCCTTGACAGACTTTCGGTGGACTATCATATTGTGGTTGAGGAAGATCAACTAGATAAGTATGCTGAATACCATGACAGAGACAAACTCTTAACCCTTGATGGAAGTTACTTAGACTATTACGATACGTGTGATGATCTGGGTCAGAGTAAGAGTAAGGGTCCGGGGGCGGCAAGAAACTTTGCTTGGGAGCATTCTACTACAACCTATGGTGCCAAGTGCCATTGGGTTATGGATGATAACATCTACGACTTTCACAGACTAAACAATAATGTAAAGGCCGCTGTAAGAACTATGGCATGGTTCAGAGCCATGGAAGACTTCTGTGACAGATACTCCAACGTAGCAATCGCTGGCCCCAACTATAGTAAGTTCTGTAAGGCAACCGATAAGGTTCCACCACTTGTCTTCAATACAAGAATATACTCATGTCTCCTAATCCGTAATGATATTCCTTACAGATGGCGTGGACGATATAATGAAGATACTGATTTATCTTTAAGAGCATTGAAAGATGGTTGGTGTACAATACAGTTCAATGCATTCCTAGCAGACAAGGGAACAACTCAACGAACTATTGGTGGTAACGATAAAGAGTTTTATGCTGAAGAAGGCACACTACCTAAGTCAGAGATGCTAAAAGAAATGCACCCTGATGTTACTGAGGTTGTTTGGAAGTTTAATAGATGGCACCACCATGTGGACTATAGACCATTTAAGAAGAACTATTTAAAAGAAGTTGATAATGTCTTGTATGCTAAAGATCCAGAGTATGGAATGAAGCTTATAGATATTGGCAGAGAGAACATTGGCAGACGTGCTATTGATGATAGAATATAGTGATTGGCAATCTATACGAATCAGTATATAAAGAGTGTGAAGTAACAAAGAGATATATAAAATGAAAATGAAACAGTTCTTTAATTGTTGTTTAGATTTGCCATACAAGTCAAACTCTCAGGATAATCCAGAGCATGTTGACTCCGCAACATGATACAGACATACAAAGGCGATTGTCTTTTGGTAATGGATGATATTGAAGATCAATCTGTTGACATGGTTCTATGCGATTTACCTTATGGGACAACACAGTGTAAGTGGGATAGTATTATCCCCCTTGATAAATTGTGGGAACAATACCATAGAGTTTGTAAACCTGAGGCCGCTATTGTTTTAACTTCAGCACAACCATTCACTACAATATTAATCTCAAGCAACATAGATAACTTTAAATACTCTATGGTATATCAGAAGACTTATGCTACCAACTGGATGAATGCCAAAAGGCGTCCAATGCCTGATCACGAAGATATTAATGTATTCTATCGTAATCAACCTACATATAACCCACAGATGGTTCATGTAGGTACTAAAACTGCAAGTCATTATGGTGGTAGTGAACTATATGCCAGCAAAACAGAGATGAAACAATCATCACGTGGTGGTGCTGAAGATAGGTATCCTAGAACTACATTAGGTCCGTACTCTCACTCAAAATATGATATGCCAAAAGAACTTGGTATAAAGTGTCACCCAACACAAAAGCAACAAGATCTTTTGCAGTGGCTCATAAAGACATATTCTAATGAGAATGATACGGTGCTAGATAATACTATGGGATCTGGCTCTACTGGTGTTGCTTGTATTAAGACCAATAGAAAATTTATTGGTATAGAGATGAGTGAAGAATACTCTGATAATGCCGAAAAGTGGTTAGAGTTTGAGGGTTCTAGAAACAACCTTAAGGAGTTTATTTAATGCCGTATGATCCAGATGCTAGTTTATTTCAAATGGGAGATTTTACTAGTCACGCAGGGCTACCACTCAAATGGAAACTAGAGTGTGATGCTATTACAGACGAAGAGTGGCAGTGCCTAGCAAAGATGATTATGGATTATCAGGATCGTCCATTTAGTAAGGCAGTCGGCATACCACGTGGTGGAGTTAAACTAGCAGAGGCACTGAACGAATATGCTTCTGGTGATGATACCGACTTCCCATTAATATGTGATGATGTGTTCACTACTGGAACTAGTATGATAGATTTCATTAAAGAAAAATTTCCTACTTTTACTCAAGGTATGGGTTATAGGTGGGTAGTGTTTGCACGTAAACCTAGTAACGTTCAACCTTTTTATACACGTGCTTTATTCACGATGCCTGAGGTTACGGCAGAAAGATATAAGATAGTCGATAAGAAGAAGTAGCTTGACTAAACTGAAAAAACGTGTTACACTATTTAAAGGACATTACCTTCAGTTAAGAAAAGAAGGTGTTAGATTATACGGCAAAGACCAATCGCACTTAGCATACTATTCAAAGTATAGTAAGTTTAACTGCTTTTGGTGGGCCGTTCAAAACTCTCGTACTCACGAGTTAGATGGAAGATATAGACAATGGTAAGGATTATTGCTGGCCCATGCCAACACGAATCTCTTGAACAATCTTTAGAGATAGCAAGACACTGTGCTGATGTGTGCTACAAGTATAGCGTAGACTATGTATTCAAGGCAAGTTATGATAAGGCTAACAGAACTCATATTTCTGGAGAGCGTGGGTGGGGTATCTGTGATACTCTTATAGATTTCTTTACTATGAAAAAAGAAATGCATGATCTTAAGATACTCACTGATGTTCATGACAAACTAGACATAGATCAAATCAGTGATGAGAAGTGTGTTGATATCTTACAGATACCAGCATTTCTAAGTAGACAGACAGATCTTATTCAAAGAGCGTGTGAGACTGATATGATTGTCAACATTAAGAAAGGTCAGTTCATGGCTCCTTGGGATATTCAAGGTATTCTTAGTAAGACAGAGGGAGCCAAAGAAGTTTGGATAACTGAGAGGGGTACAAGTTTTGGGTATGGACGTTTGGTTAATGATTTCACTGGGATGCTTGATAATCTCAGTGCTCTTGGGGATAGATTTGTATACGATGTTACGCACTCAGTCCAACTCCCAAGCTCAGAAGGAACCTCATCTGGGGGGAACCGTTCTTATGTTCCTTCTCTTTGCAGGGCTGGCTCTGCTCTTGGGGTTCAAAGCTTTTTTTTAGAAGTGCATCCAGACCCTGACAACGCACCATCAGATGGACCAAATATGTTAAAACTAGAAGATTTTGAAGGAGTCGTAGATGACATTATCAGCTATTCTTATACCCGCTAGATGGGGATCTAAAAGATTTGAAGGCAAACCGTTATGCGATTTAGATGG